AACCCATCCAATTGCAATAGCTCCAGTTTTTTGTTGAAAATTTCCTGCAAATGAACCAATAGCAACAGCTCTTGGTCCTTGTGAATATTGCCCTGTCGAATCACCAATTGCTGTACTCGCGAGACCTTGATTATTTTGACCAGATTGAAATCCTATTGCGTGTGAATATCCACCTTGTCCTGTTTGTCCTGCTTGTAAACCTAAAGCAATTGAGTATGAACCTTGTAAAACAGCAGCTGCTTGATATCCGATTGCAACTGATTGTGTTCCTTGATTTGATTGTCCTGCTTGAGCTCCTATTGCGATTGACCCTGTTCGTTGTCCTGTATATCCTGCTTGAAATCCAATCGCAATTGTCTGATCACCTTGTCCTGTCCACCCTGCTTGGTGTCCGATCGCAATTGATTGTGCTCCCTGTGAAATAGTACCTGCTAGATTTCCAATAGCAATTGAATTTAGTCCTTGAGAAATTGAACCTGCTTGAGATCCTATTGATATACTATTTGATGATTGTCTAATATTTCCAGCTTGATATCCAATTCCAATACCGTAAACTCCTTGACTAAATTGTCCAGCCCATTGACCTATTGCAATTGCTCCTGTTGACTGTCTTTGATTTCCTGCAGCATTTCCTATTGCAATTGCTTGATTACCTTGAGTAGTAGCTCCTGCTTCAGATCCTATAGCAACACAATATTGACCTTGACTTGTAGATCCTGCCCAATATCCAATACCCACAGAATAAAATTGTTGCCCTGAAAGACCTGCCTGATATCCAATTGCAATACAACTATTACCTTGATTCCTTATTCCTGCTTGGAATCCAATTGCAACCCCAAATGTTCCTTGATTTGTTTGTCCTGCTTGAAATCCCATAGCAACTGCCTGCGTTCCTTGATTACTATTTCCAGCTTGATATCCGATTGCAATTGCACCTGTTGCTTGATTAGTATATGCAGATTGATATCCCATTGCTACGGAAAATCGTCCTTGATATAAAAGTCCGGATTCATATCCAACAGCAACCGAATATGTTCCTTGAAATTGAGCTCCAGCGGAACCACCTATTGCAACTGCTCCTAAATATTGAGAATAATTAGATGCACTACCACCAACAGCTACACAGCTTGAACCTTGAGAATCTTGTCCAGCTCCATTACCAATTGCTACAGAATTAGAACTTTGATTAGTATTACCTGCAGTACCACCAACAGCAACTGAATAATATCCTTGAGAATATTGACCAGCGTAATAACCAATAGCAACTGATCTATCTCCGATAGTTCCTTGTGTATATTGTCCTGCAAAAGCACCAATAGCTATAGAAAATTGTGCTTGACCAACCATACCTGCTTGATGTCCTATAGAAACACAATTAGTTCCTTGTGCTGAAGCACCTGCTTGATTTCCTATAGCAACACTATTTATTTTTTGCCCAGTGTATCCTGCTTGAAAACCAATTGCTACAGCATATTGTGATTGTCCTGAATATCCTGCTTGATAACCCATCGCGACAGCATACTGACCTTGTACACCTAATCCTGCTGCTTGATATCCTAATGCAATTGCTCCTGTTCCTTGTTCTTTAGAAGATGCTCGTGCACCTATTGCTATAGCATACCATTTTTGTCCAGAATTAGCAGCTCCATCTCCTATAGCAATAGATTGATCACCTTGTCCACAACTACCTGCATAATTACCAATTGCAACGGAACCACCTAAACCTAAAACTCCACCTTGAGTAGCATATCCTGCATAATTACCAATTGCTACACTATTTTGTTTTTGCGCAAAACATCCTGCATTAAATCCAATAGCAACTGAATTCGTTAATTGAGAAACAGCACCTGCTTGATATCCAATACCAATTGAATTTGATGATTGAGAATTCTGACAAGCGTTGAATCCTATAGCTATAGAATTCACACCTTGTGTATATTGCCCAGCACCATTACCAATAGAAATTGCAGATCCACCTTGATATGTACTTCCTGCACTAAAACCAATTGCAATACCATAATCAGCTTGAGTATTAGATCCTGCTTGATTTCCAATTGCAATACCATAATATCCTTGTCTTGTTCTCCCTGCCCAGGATCCAATAGCAACTGAATATTGAGATTGTCCTGTATTACCTGCATTTTCTCCAATCGCAATACAACTTTGACCTTGATTACTAGCACCTGCATTAACACCAATAGCTATTGAATTTATTCCCTGTGTGTTATTTCCTGCGTAAAAACCTATGGCTATTGAACCAGAAGCCATTGAAGTTTGTCCTGCATTAAATCCTATAGCAATAGATGCTTGTCCTTGAGAAGTGTATCCTGCATTAGATCCTATCGCAATACCATATAATCCTTGTGTAGAATATCCTGCTAGATACCCAATAGCAATACCTTCCACTCCCTGAGAATTTGTACCAGCAAATCCTCCAATTGCTATAGATTGACCACCTTGTCTTGTTCTTCCCGAATTTATTCCTATAGCTATTGAATTTTGAGATTGACCACAACTACCTGCATATATTCCAATTGCTATAGCCTGTTCTCCTTGGCCAGTATATCCAGCATTAAATCCTATTGCAATTGAATTTGATCCTTGAGAAAATATTCCTGCTTGAGAACCTATCGCAATTGCACCTGATGCCTGACGTGTTTGTCCTGCTTGATATCCTATCGCAATATTTTGTATTCCTTGAGAATAATATCCTGCTTGATAACCAATAGAAATTGAATTTGTTCCTTGAGACATATAACCTGACTGAAAACCAATAGCAATTGAATTTAAAGATTGTAATTGTGCGCCTGCTTGATTACCTATACCAATTGCTTGTGATGCTTGTTGATTAAATCCTGCTAGATATCCTATTGCAATTGTTTGTGTTGCTTGAGATTGTCCTGCTTGATACCCGATTGCAATTGTTTGTGCTCCTTGATTTGTATTACCTGCTTGAAATCCTATAGCAATTGATTGAGTTCCTTGGTTTGAATTACCTGCTTGGTACCCGATTGCAATTGCTTGCGTTCCTTGATTTGTTTGACCTGCTTGATACCCTATTGCAATCGAACCTGTGCGTTGTCCTGTAAATCCTGCTTGAAAACCTATTGCGATCGACTGAACTGATTGTCCTGTACACCCTGCTTGGTACCCTATCGCAATCGATTGTGCTCCTTGAGAATTTGTACCTGCTTGGTACCCTATCGCCACTGATTGTGTTCCTTGTCTTAACTCTCCTGCTTCATATCCTATCGCAATTGCGCCTGTGCTTTGTCCTGTATATCCTGCTTGAAAACCTATTGCGATCGACTGAACCGATTGTCCTGTCCACCCTGCTTGATACCCAATCGCAATCGATTGTGTTCCTTGTGAATTACTACCTGCTTGAAAACCGATGGAAATGGATCCTGACATTTGAGAAAATTTACCAGAATCAGTTCCTATATGAACTCTATCACCATTTTCAGACGTCCAAGCTAATGCAGTATCATCCCAATATAAATAATTACTGTAATTTGTTCCTGTTGAAGTAATACTACCTCCACCTCCACCAGAACCAGCAGGTCCTGTTGGTCCTGTTATACTTATTCCAGTTGGCCCAGTTACACCCGTGGGTCCTGTTGAACCTGAACCCGTTGGTCCTGTTGCACCTGTGTATCCTGTTGAACCTGTAGACCCTGAACCAGTTGGTCCTGTTGCACCTGTAGACCCTGCACCTGTTGGTCCAGTGTATCCTGTTGGTCCTGTTGCACCTGTTGACCCTGAACCTGTTGGTCCTGTTGAACCTGACCCTGTAGGTCCTGTAGCTCCCGTCGTTCCTGAACCCGTTGGTCCTGTTGCTCCTGTTTCACCAGATGGTCCTGTAGCTCCCGTCGTTCCTGAACCCGTTGGTCCTGTTGCTCCTGCTGTTCCTGTATATCCAGTATAACCTGTATATCCTGTATATCCTGTGTATCCTGTTACACCACTGTATCCAGTGTACCCTGTGTATCCAGTGTACCCTGTGTATCCAGTGTACCCTGTGTAACCTGTGAAACCTGTATATCCTGTATATCCTGTATATCCTGTAAATCCAGTGTATCCTGTTACACCACTGTATCCTGTGTACCCTGTGAAACCAGTGTATCCCGTAAATCCTGTGTACCCTGTGTACCCCGTAAATCCTGTGTACCCTGTAAATCCTGTGTATCCTGTGAATCCTGTGTACCCTGTGAATCCTGTGAACCCTGTGAATCCTGTATATCCTGTGAAACCTGTATACCCCGTAAAACCTGTATAACCTGTACTTCCTGGATCACCTGGTGTTCCTGGTGTTCCTGGATCTCCTGGGTCTCCTTTTTCACCTGTGTATCCTGTATAACCTGTAAACCCTGTATAACCTGTAAATCCTGTATAACCCGTAAAACCTGTATATCCAGTCGGTCCTGTAAACCCTGTATAACCTGTAAACCCTGTATAACCGGTATAACCCGTAAAACCTGTATATCCAGTCGGTCCTGTAAACCCTGTATAACCGGTATAACCCGTAAAACCTGTATATCCAGTCGGTCCTGTAAACCCTGTATAACCGGTATAACCCGTAAATCCTGTATACCCAGTCGGTCCTGTGAAACCTGTATATCCAGTATAACCTGTAAATCCTGTATAACCAGAAGGTCCTGTTGCTCCTGTGTTTGTAGAATACCCTTGTGGTCCTGTTGGTCCTGTACATCCAGTAGTACCTGTTGGTCCAATATTTAAATATGAAAACATAACTGGGTCAGAATTTGTAAAAGGATTATATACTGATTCTAAAGTACCATAAATTATAATAGGTTCAGATAATGTTACTGTATTTACATTTATAATCTGTACTACAGAACCTTGTGTAAGAGCAATATAATTTTTTATATTTGCTAGAATATTTAACCATGTTTGTCCATTATTTCCATTTCCTGAAAAAATACTCATCGATAATGTAACATTATTTCCAGCTACATCTTCATAAAATGAAAATGGTGGCGGTGAACCAGTTGTAAAACTACTATCAAAATTCCATACTGAAAAACTTTGGTCTGACCCTGTTACTCCAGTTGCACCAATTGGTCCTGTATAACCTGTATATCCTGTATAACCTGTATATCCTGTTGCACCTGTGTTTGATGATTCTCCTGGTGAACCCGTTGGTCCTATTGGTCCAGTAAATCCTGTATACCCTGTAAAACCTGTATACCCTGTTGTACCTGTATATCCTGTGTCTCCAGTGTATCCTGTTGCACCTGTATTAGAAGCAAAACCAGGAGCACCTGTTGGTCCTGTGAAACCAGTGTACCCTGTAAATCCTGTATACCCAGTGTATCCCGTATATCCTGTATATCCTGTATATCCTGTGTACCCTGTAAATCCTGTATACCCAGTGTATCCCGTATATCCTGTATATCCTGTATAACCTGTGTATCCAGTAAATCCAGTGTATCCTGTTTGACCAGTGTATCCTGTGTATCCGGTATATCCTGTATATCCTGTAAAACCAGTGTAACCTGTTGTTCCAGTTGCACCTGTATTTGTCGCTGAACCTGGAAGTCCTGTAGGACCTGTGAAACCTGTATAACCCGTATATCCTGTATAACCTGTGAATCCAGTCGATCCAGTAGCACCAGTAAATCCATGTAAATTAGAAACTAATGTTGTATAAACATGTGATGGATTATTTGCTCTAAAATAAAATGAAACAGAATTACCGTTTGTATTTCCTGAAGATGCAATTATATATGCTTCTATTTTAATTCTTCTTGTGAGATTACCTAAATCATTTGCAACTACATATACACTATCATTGTATAATGTCGAAATTGTAGCGGTTGAAATATTTGTGAGACTCGCAGTACCATCAAATAACACAGTTGAATTACTAGTACCATCTGCATCCACTAAATATCCTTTAAAATACATGTCTGCAAATACACCAGTATCAGTTATACTTGCATACATATTGAAATCCCATAAACCACCTAATATAGTTGTAGAATTTAATGAACTTGTATCTGTTAACCATGTCCCCATTAAATGAGCGCTATAATCAGTACTTCCAGAAAAATTATATGTTATTGTTGTAACTGAACCTAAATCAGGTAATTCATCTATAACTGATGTAACTGGTGCAGTTGTGCTTGAAGGATTATCCATAAATAATGTCAAACCACCTGATATACCATTTAATCCAGGTGCTCCAGTATAACCTGTGTATCCAGTATATCCAGTGTATCCAGTATACCCAGTGTATCCTGTGTATCCAGTATAACCAGTGTATCCAGTGTATCCAGTGTATCCAGTTACTCCTGTATATCCTGTGTATCCTGTGTATCCGGTGTATCCTGTAACACTTGTTGTAATATTATATGTTACTTCTTTTGTGTCAGGATTATATCCTAAAAAATTAGAAGTTGTTATGTCTGAACGAACAGGATTTACATAAAAACCTGAATTTGAAGCAGATGGTCCAGTTGCATTAGCGTTTAAAACAATAGAATTTTGAGATTGACTTGTTTGTCCGGCATTAAATCCAAGTGCTATAGAATATGAACCTTGACCACAGTATCCACTATTAAATCCAACAGCAATAGCACCGTAGTTTTGATTATAACTAGCAGAATTATTACCGATTGATATAGTTGAACCACTTTGTAATGTAAGTCCAGAACTACTACCGAAATTAATAGGTCTGTCGTCGCTACTTATCTGACCAGAGAAATAAAATCCTGAACCATTACTTCTAACAGTTCCATCAGGTGTTGTAAAAGTAAAATTTAAATCAAAATTCCCGAGTTTTTGTCCAAATACTATACGAATTGGATATGTTGTTGATTCTGTTAGAGAAACAGTAGTTGATACTGTTTTCATGGAGTGTAAACTACCGTTGTTAATATCTGCATTAGCAGTTGTAAAACCACTTAGAGCATTATTCCCAATCCAAAAATAACTTGAATCATCTGAACGTAATGAAAAAGTCCACGTTCCACTCGTACCTGCTGGAGTAACTAAATATCCAGTCCATTGGACAGAAAAATTATTTAATATTAAATTAGGAACTAATTTTTGATTTGTTGCGTATGATAAATTTGTTAAGTCAGAACTATAACCATAAGATGTTCCAAGTGGAAACAAATACTTTGCTGTACTAAAAAAATCCACATTATCTATAAAATATGTATCGAATATTTCATAATACAATCCATAATCAAATAAACCAGAATTTTTTACATTTTGGTTTATAAAACCTTTTTGAATTCCTGTTGATGATGACATTTTTTATTATTATTAATTATTTAAATTTCTTTTCTTTTTTTATTTGTTGAACGTTTTATTAATCTTTTTTTCGTAATATAAAATGCATTATAAAATGATTCCTTTGAGTATTTATTCCATATATCAATAGGTAAATCACTTTTTCCTATAGAAGTACGATTTAAATTTTTCTTTTGTAATGTATATTTATCATTCGATATACTATCTATATTATTTTCATCCATTATTTTTTCTGCAACTAATTTATATTTTTCAACTTTTTTTTCCAATTCACTAATTTTTTGTTTCGTTTCAAACCATGCATTTAATAATTCGTCAGAGTTCATATTTATTTTAATATAAAATAAATATTCATTAAATATCTTTATAAAAAATACAATTCTTGTCACAAGATTCACAATCTCCATTGCATTTGGAATTACAGTTCTTGCATTTGTCACTCCACACTTTTGGAACATCTTTTCCTGCTTTTTGTATTTTTTCATGAATAGGTAAAGTTGGAACTGCTATTTTTTTACACGCAGAACATGGGCTAAATTCCGAAATAGTTCGGACAACACATCCAGTTTTTGTCAGAACTTCGGCAAAAGATAAATGATCATCATTCTCAAATTTGTCTATTAAAATTATTTTTTGTGATGGGACATTATGTTGTTCATTCAAGAATTTCCAATTATAACTTAAATGTGGGTAGTTCGAGGAATAATCATCAAGAATATATAATATCCAATTAGGATACAATATATTAATGAAATCAAAGACATCCTTCATTGTTGCTAATTCATTTATCATGTTTTAATGTAAGTTAGTTATTTTTTAAATAACTATAAATTTATATATATTTTTATAAAAATATATAAAAACAAAATAAAAATAAAAAAACTTTTTCTCTTGATATTAATAAAAATGTCAGGAATAGTAAATTTAGAAAGTGCAATTAGAACATGTAAAGTTGACACTGCTTATTCAAGCAGAGTTCAGTCCGATAGGTTCCTAAACCCAAAAAATCTTGTGTGTCCCGTCTGGAATGGCCTGGACGCCGCTGGGCGCCTAGCTTGCCCGAATTCATTTTGGACAAAGAGAGAAGGATGTAATAGTGCTGAAGACCGTGTAGGAGTTGAAAACGTTCAACGCCCTCAATATATGCAATATATTAGTCTTCAAACTTCCGCTGGAAGTTATAATCATAATAGCAAAGTACCAGAAGGTGTTAAGGAAGGTTTTGAAGTCATGGGACTAACTGCCACACCTAACAAGCAATTTTCAGATGTTACTGGAAGTGCCGGATATGACTTAGCTGGAATAGTTTACCCCAGAACTTGCTCTTACAATCCTTATGATAATTACAGTGCTTCTGTTTTAGGAAAGTAAAGTACTTCCCTTTTTAATTTTTAAAACCAAAAGTTTTTAAAAATTTCAAATTATAGTTGAAAAATCTTCAAGTATTTCTTCGTTATATATCGTTAATTCTTCTTCCTCAGTATATTTTATATTTGACACATTCATAATTGTTCTCGTCTGTCTAATTATAGTCTGTATATCTACATCAAAAAGCCATTCTTTATTATGTATATATCGTTTTTCGTCAAAACATGTTAATACTAATGTTTCAATTAAATTTGCATTATCACTGTAGATTAAAAATTCTAATTTACACCCTGGTAATGAAGTTCTATGCTGTTGTAAACGATTATTTATATCTACACCATCAAATCCTGGTTTAAATCGTACACTTTTTGAATCTATATCGCTAATTATATAAAAAGCTGGACCTGTTTTAAACTTATGATAAGTTTTCTTTTGAAGCATCTGCCTATATTTAGTTTTCAGTTCTTTATAATCTTTTTGTATTTGCATTAATTCAAGTTCAGTTCTCTCGTTTTCTAAATTTACATTACCAGTTAGAAGCAATTCCCTTGTCCATCTACTAACTTGTAATGCAAAATTAGGACAAATCCATTGAGCTAATTGAACCGCTAAATCAGGGTGAATCCAAGAACCTTGTAATTGATAATCTCCACCTTTTTTTATGTCTATTAATTCCGACCTTCCATTTGGAAGGTCGGAATTAATAACTTGTTTTTCAAGTGTTTCAATTAATTCTTTAGTACTACTTGATTTATACCAATTTGAAAATTCTTTACCACCAGCTTTACACATTTGCGTTGCATTTATCATACCATCTTCCCTTGATTGAATAGTAATACCATTTAATACTAAATACCCAGTTAAATCTTTTTTATTATCTTTGATTCGTATATCTTTTTTCTTTTTATCTTCAAAATATTCTTTAATCTTTTGAACAATTGTATATTTTTTGTTGCTCAAATAAAATTGTATATTTAATTTTTTAGCTATTAAACAACAATTGTCCTTTGTTAATTTTTCAAATTCTTCCTCATTAAAATCTTCTAATTGTGATATATATAAGTCTAAGTTTTCTTCAAAATCAACTTTCTTTTGTTCCCTTAGATTTTTAGGCTTATCTTTACATGCTTTACATACAGAGTATTCATTTTCTAATTCAAAACCACAACCACCTAAACATATTTTAGGATTTAACAAAGATTGAAAATGATTAATTAATTTAACAATCATAAAATTTTTCTTTCTTTCTTCACTTGGAATAGAAATTTTATAATGAACAATTGCTAACTTAATTAAATCCGCAGAAATACCTCTAAGTAAATGAGTTAATGCATTAATATCATCTTTAGTTTTTTCAATTGTCGGTAAAATTTCTTCAAACTGTTCTTGATAATTTATTTTCTGTTTATTTCTTCTGCATTTAATACATTCTTTTCTTGTTTCTTCAAATTGTTCTAATGTTTTTTCTTCTTTACATGTTATACATTTTCTTTTAGAATCTATAATTGTTTTTTCAATTGGAAACATACTTGGATCTTGTTTAAATTTTTCATATGTTAATTGATTATTTTCAACCATTCTTTTAACTTTTAGAAAAAGATAGTAACAGTTCTTACAATTACCTTTTTTTTCAAAAAATTCAGATTCAGGTAAATATTTTAAACACATACCATTACAAAATTTTTCTCCTTCTAAAGCTTCTTTATTTTTCTTCAAATAATCATTTAATGATAAACTATTATTATTATAATTTTTGAACATCTTATTTTATTATATAATTTAAGTCTTTAAACATGTTTTATATTTTGTTATGGAATGTTTTCATTTTTATTTCTAAAAGATTTTTTTTAAATTTTCTATAATAAAAAATGAGATCAAAAATCCTTAATAAAAATATTAATAAGAAAATATTGTTTAATATTGAATGGGAACCATATATGAATTATTTTGATGTTATTAAATATCAAAAAAAATTAAAAAAAATTGAAGAAAAGAGAAGGCAAAAAAGATTGGAATACTTAAAAAATAAAAAATCTTTGAGTCTAAAAACAAAATCAAGAGATAGAAGACCAAAAGAAAGAAGAAATAGTGTACAACCAAAAGAAAGAAGACCAAAAGAAAGTGTACAACAAAAAGATAGAAGACCAAAAGAAAGAAGAAATAGTGTACAACCAAAAGAAAGAAGAGATATTCCAAAACCAAAATCAAGAGAACTAAAACAAAAAAGAATTACAAGTTATTATAAACCTCAAAAAAATGTACCAAAATCTAAAGCATCACCAAAAAATGTACCAAAATCTAAAGCATCACCAAAAAATGTACCAAAATCTAATGTACAAAAACAAAAAATTACAAGTTATTTTCCTAAGATTTCTAAATCTAAAGCATCTCCATATTCAAAAGAAATATATTTTCCAACAAGTTCTCCATTACGACTCCAACCATTTGAACATCTTAAAAAAAATTTAGAAAAATATAATTCAGATCAATATAATTTAAATAAAGAAAAATTAAATACTATTCAAGAAGTTTCAGAAAAGAAATTTTCTCGTTCAGTAAATGTTTTTAATAATACTGATTTCTAATATAAAAATGATTTTATTTAAGAAATTTATATAAAAATATAACATCATGTCCAAAAGAAAACTAACTGATATTGAGATTGAGAATATACTTGATTTTATAAAACCTAAACAAAATATTCCTTTAGTTTCTGCTATTTCTATTATGAATATTCAGAAAAACAAACTAAAAAATCAATTAATTCATCAAGAAATCTACCCTAAAAATATCCCCGAATTAAAAAAACAGTTAGAAATGATATATTACGATTGTATTATCGATCCTGGTGAAAGTATTGGGATTTTATGCGCCCAATCCATCGGTGAAAGAAACACACAAAATACTCTCAATACTTTTCATAGAGCTGGTCAATCAGAACAATCAGTTACACAAGGAGTTCCTCGTTTTCAAGAACTTTTAAATACAACTAGAAATCCGCGAATGGTTAATTGTAAAATATTTTTTGACAAAGGTAATTCTTCCATACAAGAAATTAGAAAAACTGTAGGTCATAAATTAGTATGTCTGACGTTGAAAGATTTATCCGAAAGTATTGAAATCGTCATGGACAAAAAAGAAGAAAAATGGTATGAGTATTTCAAATTATTGTACAATGATAATTTTTCTAAACATAATCATTGTATTTCGATCAAACTGAACAAAAAAATTATCTTTAAATACCGTATTAATATGCACGAAATTGCTAATATGATTGAAAATTCTTATGATGACTTGTTTTGTGTATTCTCTTCCCCTAACATATGTCAACTTGACATATTTATTGACATGTCTAAAATCAAATTCACTGAAAAACAATTACTCTTTATAACCGAAGAAAATTCAGAAATAATATACATTGAGGAAGTAGTTCAACCAATTTTAGAAAAAATGAACATTTTCGGTATTCCTGGTATTAAAAACATTTATTATACGAAAGATGATAATGATTTGTGGTATGTTGAAACTGATGGATGTAATTTCAAAAAATTACTTGCTCTCGATTTTATAAATGTTTATAATTTACATTCTAATAATATATGGGATATATATGAAAATCTCGGAATTGAAGCAGCTAGAGAATTTTTAATTAGTGAGTTTGAAAATATCATGGAAGGGATTAATATGTGTCATGTGAAATTACTTGTAGATAAAATGACATTTACTGGTACTATATGCTCTATTTCTAGGTATACTTTAAGAAAAGACGACAGTGGACCTCTAAGTAAGGCGTCATTTGAGGAATCTGTTGATCATATGGTTCGAGCCGGTTTTGCTGGAGATATTGAAAAAACGAACGGTGTTTCTGCTAGTATTATTTGTGGTAAAAAAGCAATGATAGGAACTGGAATGGTTGACTTGAAAATTGATGTTAGTAAATTGATCTGAAAACGAACCCTATTTGAAAAAATAAATCGACATTTCAGAAATTAAATCTATAATTATCGTTTTTAATAAAATAAACGATAATTACTTAAAGAAAAACTCGTTGAAATTATATAATACATTTGTATTATATAATCATAAATTTTCACACATTTCCTTAAATGAATACTCTATGTATTCATACTCAATGTAATTATCACACCTCCCTACGCAAAATAAATAACCTGCTGGTAAAATAACTTCATTCCCTTCATTTAAATTCCCTGTATAAGTATATCCTACATGTGCCTTTACATTAATTTTCATTACAAAACCATTATTACTCCATAAAGTTGCGTTATTATATTCAATACATGTAGAAAATGGTATAGGTTGAATAATAGTATCTAATATTTCGAGATTACTCATACCTCTATACAAAACAAGGGGACTTACATTATAACTTTTTAATCGGTCAGATAAAATATACCATTTTTCTATAAGGTGAAATACTATGTTGGGTATATTTATTTCTAAGTTATTATCTACAAATTTTACTCTACCCATAAACATATCACCTATTATAGAATCTATGACATTGTAAAATTCATGATTGCTTTTTATATAAGTAATATGTGAATTATATATAGAAGACATATGATATATTTAATATATCATAATGATAGTTATTTAAAATATTTGTTTTTATATTATTAAATGAATTATACAAATCCATTATATGACAATTTCATCATAAATAAAGATAAAATAAAAGTTATATTTGAGGTAGGTAGCAGAGATGGTTTAGATGCGATCTCATTAAGCAAAAAATATCCAAATTCTCAAGTTTATTGTTTCGAATGTAATCCTTTAACAGTTGATATATGTAGAAATAATATTAAAAATAGTCTACAAACAAATATACATTTTTATGATTTTGCATTAGGAAAAAAGAATGCTACAATTCCTTTCTATTCTTATGTTAAAGATAAAAATACAATTCATGAAATCGAAAGTTCTGGTAGTTCATCATTTTTTAAAAGAACAGATTATCACCAAACTCAAAAACATATTAAAGATGTAGATGTAGTAAATGTTTATAATTTTTGTTTAGATAATAATATAAATAAAATTGATTTATTATGTATGGATGTCCAAGGTTATGAATTGAATATTTTAAAAGGTTGCGAAAGTATGATACATAACATAGAATATATTATACTTGAAAGCACTAAACCTAATATTCAATCAGTTTATAATTCTTCTCCAACCTACGATGAGATAAATAATTTTATGAAAATTTCTGGTTTTTATCAAACACTAGTTATACCTGAAAATTATCATGAAGATAATATATTATATAAACGTTCATACTATTGAATCATTATTAATTTTCTTTATCATTACAAATTCTAATTCTCTTAAATCCGGCTTACGTCCATATATTACATAACTTATAAAATTTTTAATTGTAATATAATATGGATACAAATTTATCATAATCTCTTTATATTTAAAAGAAATATTTTTTTATATATAAAAAATGAAAACAATTTATGCTTATTGGATTCCTACACCTGATTCAAAATATACAAATTTCGGAGACATATTAACTCCATACATCCTCAACAAATTTAATATCAACGCTGTATATGAAAAAGACAAACCTCAGTTGTACGGTATTGGTTCTCTACTTCATATGATGCCGTTAGATTATAAAGGACATATATGGACTTCCGGAATGATGTACAACACACATCGTATAAATATACAAAACGATCCAATTGCCGTAAGAGGTAAATTAACTCTTAATCAATTCGATAATGATACAAGTAATACAGTATTAGGAGATGGTGGGTTGATTTTAGAGAGAATTTATAAACCTGTCACCACAGGGAGGAGAGAAAGACGTTATAAACTTGGTGTTTTTCCTAATTATGTAGATATTGTTAATATGAGGGATAATCCTATCGAAAAATTTGACGTTTTTAATAGTGAAGACGTTATACTTATTGACCCACGAAATTATATTGAAACTGTTATAGAACAAGTTTGTTCTTGTGATAATATTATTACTTCTTCATTACATGGTGCAGTTACTTGTGATTCTTATGGGATTAATTACGGAGTCTTTTCAGCAAGAGAAACAGATATTGCTATTCACAGAATGCAAGGTTCGTTTAAATTTAGAGATTATTATTCTGTATTTAATACAAATTTTAATAATCCTGATCTGTTTTTTAATAATAATACATCTATTGAGCAATGTTTGTCGATATGTAGACCGGTTAATAAACCTGGTTTGGAGAATATAAAAGAAGAACTTGTAAAGTCTATTGATAGATTACACAGGATTGGTACAAACATCGGTTTTACTTGATTTATCTGACATTTCAATTAACCCTTGTAAAGGTATAATATTATAACTATTATATAAATCTAACTTTTTAATATTTTTGTTGTATGATGTTGTTAAATTTGTAGGGTTATCTAAATTAAAGTTTAAGTTATAAAAACCTTTCATATAATCATCTAATAGTATATCATAAGAATTATCTTCCGACTTTTTTGGTATGTAATCATCATTAAATAGTATCACTAACATAAAGTCTTCCATATTTGCATTTGATCTTACATAAATTTCATCATTTACCAGTTTTAAACGCATATTACCATCATATTTTAACAGTGTAAATAAATACATTAAATTACTTTTATATTTATATGTTTTATTTATCTTTGTTATTTTATGCATGATAGAAGTATATTTCTCCATCATAGCACTAAAATCATTCTTACAATTAATTGTTTTATTAACTTCATTTATTATTTTCATTCTAATATCATTGGTTTCTAGTAGTGGCTTATTATTTCTAAGATTATTTTTTATTTCTTCTAATTCTTTAGAAAGACTATTATCAATACCCACTAAATTATTACTCATATCAATACATATATTTTGTTCTGACCCATTATTAATACATAAATTCTTATTTTCATCTGTAAAGATATTCCAATCTTGTATATTAATCATTTTTGTACTTACTTTATTTGATATATTAGTTCTAATTTCTTTTATTGAAGCATCTTGTAAATTATCTATATCTTGTATTTTACTAATCAAAATGTTAATATTATTTATGGTTGTATCTTGAATTGTATTTATATTTCTTATTTCATTTATTGAATTATTTAGTAATTTTTGATTATTATTTATTGTATCTGTTAAAGTTTTATTTAAATTAGATGTTGTATCAGTAATTTGTTTTATTAAATTAGCATTGTTTGTATCAACAATCTTTTGTAGACTTGGTATAATGTTATTTTTAATATCTGTTATTGATGTATCTTGTGATGTATTTATGTTTTTGATTTGAGTTATAGCATCGTCGACTAACTTCTTATTAGAATCGATTAACCCTGAAAGTAATTTTTGCAAGTTCGGTAATAAAGTATCTTTAACATCATTAAAACTATTCGTAGTACTTGTTGCTAAATCGGTAATTTGTTTGACTAATGTATTATTATTCGTATCTACTAAACTTTTAATTTGTGCAATAGTTGTATCTTGTGATGTATTTGTAGTCTTAACATCTTTAAAACTATTCGTAGTACTTGTTGCTAAATCTGTAATTTGTTTGACTAATGTATTATTATTTGTATTTACTAAACTTTTAATTTGTTCAATAGTTGTATCTTGTGATGTATTTGTAGTGTTAATTTGAGCTATAGCATCATCGACAATCTTTTTATTAGAATCGATTATTCCAGAAAGTAATTTTTGCAAGTTAGGTATTAAAGTATTTTTTATATCTGTATCTGATTTCGATAAATCGTTGATGTTATTTTTTAGTTCATCTTTTATATTTGTTAAAGATACATTTTGTTCATTATTCATATTATATATAATGTAAAACAAAAATATTAAAATAACACTAATAGAAATAATTAAATTATTATTAAGAAATGGTACAAAATTTTGTCTGTAATTTACCAATAAAAATATTAATGCTAACACTGAAACAGATATCATATTTAATGTTAAACTTTGAGCGCTTGGTGGAATACTCGGTACACTTGTCATTGTAGGTACATTTGTCGTTGTAGTATTTGTTGTTTGAGAAATCGTATTCATTTTATTTTATAATATAAAATAAAAATATATTTTTTTTAATTTTAATTTATTTAATCAAAATAATATCTAAGATATTTCCATGTTAAAGCCCCATCATCAATAGCACCACCAGTTGTATTATACAAATAAATAGTCACAGTATTTGATGCTGTAATATCATGTCCAACATATAACAATCCTGCATTTAATGTGCTTGGTGGTTGTAATAATATTCTATCACCTGTTCCAAGATTAGAAATTGTAACATTTATTGAACCTCTTGTGGTTGCAGAAATACTTCCGGGATTGACTGAAACAGTCCCTTTTGTTATTTCAAAAACTTCTGAACCATTTGCTCCGACAATTAGTCCATCTGAAACTGATAATGAGTTTAATGTAGCAGTATTACGTACATTTAATAAAGAAGTATCGACATTTTTAGCATTTACAGTTGTAAGTTCAGCACGTTTTTTACTTACACCTTTAAAACTTGAGTTTCCGTATGAATCCATTTTTTAATTTAAAGAAATATTTTATTTTTTTATTTTTTATTTTTTTATTTTTTTATTTTTTTATTTTTTTTATTTTTTTATTTTTTTATTTTTTTATTTTTATTTTTATATAAATGGGAAATATATTTTACTCTCTTACAAAACCAAATGAACCTTTAAATTTGACAGGTCCTGTGTATTATAAACCTAATGTAAATACCACACAACCTTCTGAACCTAAAGGTAAACCTTTACCAACTATCAAAGAAGATGGTAAAAAAAGGAAACCTAGGAAATCGCGTAATAAGAAGAAATAAAAAATTATTTTTCATCTTTTAAAGTTATTAAATAATTTTTTATTTCTTCTTTTTCTGTTTCATAATCTACAATCTCATTCATAACTATATATACATTCACATCTTCTACAAGTTTTTGTTTAGCTACAGGAACAATATTATTTTTATATTCTTTTTTATTATTTATACATATTTTAATTATATCTTTAACTGACATATCAGTATAATATTCAATAACACCTTCAAGTTTCCACAATTCTTTAAAAAATGGACATTTTGTATTTATATACTTTAACTCTACTACTGGTTCAGGTGTAGAAATTAGTTTAGAAAATGTTTTACCACTATCGAATTTTTTTGACTTTCTTTTCCTTAAAGATGACTTCTTTTTTCCACCAGATTTCCTTTTCGACTTCCTTTTCATATTTTTATTATATAGAATATTATTTTGAATTTTTTTTGCAATTTTTGGTTTAAAAAGATAATTTATAATATAAAAATGGGGCAACAAGCAAGTAATAATTTTTGTGAAGACTTAGTAAATGGTTCAAATCCAAGATATACTTATTCTCAACAAACACCTACTGAACAAGTAGCATGGCAAGTAAAAAAGGAAGATGAAGCTCGCCAATCACAAATAGCTGAAAATATTAGAAAAAATGAATCTGAAACTCGTGCAAGACTTTCGCAATCATACCAACCTCCTCCATCAACTTATAGACCTCTTCCTCAAATGGCACCAACACCATCTCTTACATCTTTTTCTTCTCCGTCAACAACATCAACTTTTAAACCTTATGTATCATCATATGATACGTATTCTTATGATGTAAGTCGTAATTTTGATAGAATTCCTTCTGATCCAATTCGTTACGATCCAGGCCCATCTCTTTTATCATTTTCTACACCATCTTTTTCTTCTGCATCTACTTCATATAGTCCATCTATAATGAATCTCTATAATTAGAAATTAAAGTTTTCATTTTTGGAGGAATAAAATGAGTAAAAAGAATAATATTCTTGCTTAATTTTTTAAAATTTTTTTAATAATCTTTGTAATTATTTTCCAGGTCCATCATCATTACCAGAATTCAAATGGGTTTAGAAAATAATAAATGCTCTATATTTTATTATATACAATAATATAATAAAATAAAATTAAGTTAAGTTAATTTTCATCTTACGAAAATTCACCAATAATACAAGCATAGAATGTTGGTTTGGGTAAATCATATTTATCGCAAAATTCTTTTACTTTTTGTTTCTGTTCTTCAGAAAATAAATCATAATCTTTAACTTCCATACCAATAAATGGTTCTTCCCAATTGAGATTAGAATTAAAAGATGTAATTAACGAATGTTCTTTCAAAAAATCATAAAGCAAATCAGGAGCTTCATAAAATTCTTCAGAAAATACAATATCAATGTCATCTTCATTAAATGTGTCAAAAGAACCTTCATAATCATAAAATCCTTTTGATACAAAATTTCTAACCCATTCTTTTTTATTGATTAAGTTAAATTTATTAACCCATTCATCATAAGACAAATTAATTTTAGGACCATATATCAAAATAGCAAATTGTTCACCACCCATATTTATAATTTTGATTTTATTTTTAAATGAATATTTCATTTTTAATTTTCATAGTTTATTTTCATCCTGTGAGAGAGGTTTACCGTAGCTGCGGTAAAATAAATTATTTTACATGTAGACATTAAAATTGGTTTAAAAAGATAATATATAATATAAAATGACATACCGCGATTATTTATTAAAAAGTTTAAATCGTGTTGAATTATTAAATGCTACAAAATCAGCAGAAGATGGTTTTAGATATTGTAATGCTTTGTGTCAAGATTTTAGACCAAGTAGTGAATTTTCTAATAATATACCAAATTGTAGAAGTTGTAGAAATAAAATTAATTTAGCTGTAAAATTTATTAAAGAAGAAACTATAACTCTAGAACAATTTAAACATAACCCTGATATTGTAGATGATGATGAAATTATAGTGTTCGATACTAAAAAAAAATGTTATTGTTGTAAAGAAGAAAAAAATGTTTTTCATTTTGAAACAAATAAAAATATATGTAAAACTTGCAGACACGAACAATCTGTTAAAAGAAACGATAAAGATATAAATATTTTGTTTTCTGACATTGAAAAAGCTAAAAACAATTTACCTGTTTTAGAAAATTTTGTTAAAGGAATTCCTAAAGATAGATTAATTAAAGTCATTTCTCACTTCAACATTGGGAGAAAATCTACTGATAAAAAAGAAAATATGGTTTACAACGTCCTAAATCATTTTAAAAATTTGCTTCATCCTACTTTATGTCAAGGTGGATGTGGTACAACTTTAGAAGAACAATTTAAAACATGTTTAGGTTGCAAAAACGAACAACCCCGAGCTATTTCGAAAATGATCAGTTTTACTGAAAACTTAGAGGACATTGTTAAAAATTTGACTGAAATTACTCAAGAAACATTTGATGTTTATAATAGGGAACAATTATATAGAATTTATGAAAAACTTATTGGTAAAAAAATAAAAAATAAAACTAAGAAAGAAACTGTTGTTGTATTAATAAACGAAGAATTAAAAAAGAAAGCTGAAGAAAAACAAAGAATTATTGATGAAATAGAATTACAAAATAAACTTGGAGGTGAAATCATATTTAATGGTATTACTATTCTAGCACGTGAAGATGGATTTATAAACGCTACTGCTATGTGCAAAGCAGGCGGGAAACAATTTAAACATTGGAATTGTCTTGAATCTACTAAAGAATTAATTAAAGTTTTAGAAAAAGTAAAAATGGGAATCCCGACCGACCTAAATATGTCTATAGATAGGTCGGTCGAGATTCCGACCGACCTAAATAGGAAACAATTTATTGATACTATAGTAAAAGGTCCAAATAATAAAAGAGGTTCTTGGATTCATCCCGATTTAGCTGTTCAACTTGCTCAATGGATTTCACCAGAATTTGCTATTCAAGTTTCTGGTTGGGTTCGCGAATTAGCACTCACAGGTTCCGTTGTAGTTGGAAATGAAAAGACACATTATCAATTACTAGCACTACAAAATGAAATTGTAAAACAAAAAGAAACTATAAATCACCTCGAAAATAAACATAATAGATTCTTAGAAAAACAAAGGTATCACCAGTTTAAGGAAGGTCCTGTATTTTATATTATTTCAGACAATGATAGTAAAACAATTAAGTTTAAACCAGGTATAGAAGGTTCAGATATTAACAGAAGATTAGCAGAACATAGAAGTACCACGCCTGCTATCAAGTTAGAATATTTAGTTTACACAAAAGATAATGCACTTTTAGAAAAAAATATATTAAAAAGATACAAAGTCAAAAGAACTTATCAAAATCATGAATGGATTTTTGAAATTTCTAAAGAACATATAATAAATAGTGTAAACACTTTGTTAAATTTTCTAAATATTGAATATACAGAAGAAAAAAACTTAGATAAATACAATAACAGAGTTGAAGTTTAAATTTTATTATATAAAAAATAATTTTATATAATAACTGAAGTACTTAAAGGTTTTCAAAATTAATCAAAAGGATCCACATAATCTTGGTTAAATCTATCCTCATGAAATTGATGATACTCAGGACAACCAAACTTCCAATTATCTGGTAGTTTTGACGCTTTATACCAAAATACGCAATCTTGCCATACATTTGACCTTGTTTGATTGATTATCACCATACAACTGAAATCATCGGTTAAATGATCCATCAATTCGCAAAATAATGTAAAGTCTGGAATTATGCTTGCGTAATTTTCCCAGAGAGATTTCCGATTTTTTAGGTTGGGTTCTCTCAGTATGTATACGGAATCCACATTAGTGCGTATTACGGGTTTAACATCCATAGCATACTGCAACGAGACTATGTACCACATAGACCAATGACGCCCTCGTTTCCACATCCCTTGTTGCAGGGGAGTATTGAACACACGTGGGTCGTCCGTGCAGTCATCTAATATAATGACGGCCCATGGATTTACTAAATGTTGTTTGGCGATTTTTTGGCGTCTGATAAAACTTTTTATTTGGTCTTCGTTGTATTCGTTAAATACAAAAGTACTCGGCATAATTTTCCTAAAAAATCCATTACTGTCTTCAGAACCACTGAAAGCTATACCTACTGGGAAAATATGTTTTTTAGCATAAAGTAGACTTGCGATAAGAGTTGATTTACCTGTTCCAGGTTTACCTATTATTATAGTTTTAGAACCACCAAAATTTTCTTTTTCGTTCAATTGTTTAGAATGAGGTGCAATTAATTCAGGATTTAACTCTTTTATATAATAAGTATCTTCATTATTTGACATTTTTTTTATATGTTTGTGTTTTTTAAATTTAAAATATTTTATAATAATAAAAAATGTATAGAAGACAACAATCATTTCCATTTCAAAGAAATTATGATTTTGAAGATACAGATTGTAAAAATTGTTTTGAAATTTTATTAAAAAATTGTTATGATGATGATACGAATAAAATGAAAAAAAAGTGTAAAGTATTTTTACTAAAATTACATCCTGATAAAGGTGGAAATGAAGAAACTTTTATAAGATTTACAGATTGTTATAAGAAATTTTTTGATAATGAAAGATCTCATGAAAACGAATGTTTAGTTTTAGGAAGAAGAGGAATAAAAAATAGACTTACAGAGTATGATAAAAAAATGAAAGATATGATATATGAAAAAAACTTAATAGAAGAACGTGAACTCGAAAGAGAACGTGAAAGACAACAAATCGAGAGAGAACGTGAAAGAGAACGTGAAAGACAACAAATCGAGAGAGAACGTGAAAGAGAACGTGAAAGACAACATATCGAGAGAGAACGTGAAAGAGAACAAATCGAGAGAGAACGTGAAAGAGAACGTAAAATACAAAAACAAATTGAAATAGAAGAAAGAGAAAAAATAGTACGAGATAAAAGGAATCTAGAATTGGAATTAGAAGCTCAAGAAAAGTTAGAAAAAGAAGAAAAACGTAGACGTTCTATATTAAATTTGGGAAATATTTTAAGTAGAAATTTAACTAGAAAATCATTAAAAAAAATTCAGGGGTATAGAATTTCTCCTTCTGAAAAAGAACAAAAACAAAGAAGTGCAGTATTAAATTTAGGAGATATTTTAAGTAGAAATTTAACAAGAAAATCATTAAGAAAATTACAGCAAAGACAAAAATCGTCTACATCTTCTCTAAAAGCACGTAGACGAAATGCATTGAGAGATATTTTAACAAGAAAATCATTAAGAAAATTACAACAAAGAAAAAAATCATCATCTTCTAAACGTAAAAAAGCAGGTTTAACTATATTAAAATCTTTGAGAAAAAATACTAGCAGATTACGAAAATTAAATATAAAACCAAAAGAACGAATAAAAAAATATGATGAAATTCTTAAAGAAATTCCAAAATCTGTTAAAAAAAGATATATGAAACAAGAATTAGAAAAATATAAAAAACGTGAAACAAGGTCAAATCTTTTGAAAGACATTGTTAAAAAAGCAAATGAACGAAATAACGTTAAAGATGTTATTGTAGTTCGACGAAGAAAAAGATCAAGTTCAGATTCAGATAAAAGAAAAAGATCTAATGTTGTTCAAGATCGACGAAAATCAAATAAAAGAAAAAGATCTAACGTTGTATTTGAAGAATCGAAAAGACCTGAAATTCAAAGAGATATTGTAGTTCGACGAAAATCAGATAAAAGAAAAAGATCGAGTTCAGATTCTTTAATTTCAAATATGAAAAGATTGAAGATTAATGATGATGAAGAAGATGATAAAGTTAATAAACCATTAAAGAAACGCCGAAGGTTTCGGGATGGTAAATTTTAAATTAAATATAAAATAAATATAAATATAAATAAATAATAAAATGATAAGATCCGGATCTATATGTATGTCTTTTTTATATAATTACTTAACAACGGATATTAATTTGGATTATGATAAACGTGAAAGTATGATAAGTTGTCTTTCAAAAACATTAGCAAATAAAGGAGGTGTGTTGAGTAAATTATCACAAATAATCAGTTATGCTGAAGGAGATACAAATAATAACGTGTTCGATAATTGTAAACCCTACAAATCAAAAAAAACTGTAAATTATCTAAAAAATATGTTAAATACTGAATTATTTGAAAAGCATATATCATTTTGTGATCTAAATATATATAAAAGTGGTTCTATTGGTCAGGTACATAAAGCAATATTAAAAAATGGACATCATGTTATTATAAAAGTCCAATATAGAGGTTTAGAAAAACAATGTAAAGAAGATTTACAAATAATTTCAAAAGTTATACAATTTTTATACAATGGTAATAAATTAACAAATGCAATTATTGATTTGAAAACTAAATTATATGAAGAATTAGATTATACTATTGAATATAAAAATCAAGAAAGTTTTTTTAATTTATGGAAGAACGATGATTCGTTCGTAATAGCTGAACTTATCCCAGAATTGTCTTCTGAAAAAATATTATGTATGAAATTTGTGGAAGGTGAATCACTTCATGACTTTATTATTTCTTCTTCTCCTGAACAAAAACAAAAGATAGGATACAATATATATAAATTTATATTTACTAACATATTCAAAAATAAGTTATTTTATTCAGATATTCATTATGGTAATTTCCTTATTCAAAATAAAGAAATTTTATGCGTTATGGACTTTGGATGTATTAATTATATTGATGATGAATTATTAAAAAATTTAATTGAATTATTAAAAAGTATTCATTCTAATGATAAAGAAAAGTTTTATGATGTTGTAAAAGAAATGAAAATTTACAATGATAGTATATCATTAGAATCTAAAGAATATATGTATGAATACTTTCACTTGCAAATCAAACCATTTCTTTCTGAAAATTTTGAATTCACGGATGAATGGTTAAGTAGAGCTGTTGTTAAGAATATTGATTTGATGAATGAATGGTATTTACCTCCTAATTTAGCATATCTTAATAAAATATGTTATGGATTAATACATATTTTAGTGAAATTAGAACTTAAAGGAAATTTTTTAAAATTATTTCAAGAATTATATTTGTTTTAATTAAAAATGGATACTACTAAATCAAAATTTATGGATGCAATTAAAACAGGAAATATTGACATAGTACAACTTATAAAGGAAGATATTAATATTAATCAAACAGATGAATATGGAGACACCCCTCTTATTTACGCAGTAAGACATAATATGACTGAAATTATAAAATATTTGTTATTATTAGATGCAGATTATTTTATAAAAAATAAAAAAGGTGAATCAGTATTTAGTTTTGAAAAAGGAAAAGATATTTTATATCCTTACTTTAAAGAAGTATTACGCAACCAAAATATTAAAAAAACGAAACTTTTTCTAGAACATGGGATTAATATTAATCAAAAAGATAAGTCAGGTGATACACCGCTTATTTATGTAATAAAATATAATAATTTAGTAAATCATCATAATACTGCTGAATATATACAATTTTTGTTAAAATCAGGTGCAGATATTAATATAAAAGATAAAAATGGTAAAACAGCATTTGATATAGCATTAAAAAACAAAGACAAATTATTAAATATTTTAATCAATGAAATTAAAGAACGCAATGAACTTAATGAACTTATATTATATTCAATTTTAGAAGATAAAGATAAACACGAATACAATATAGATGATGAAGATAATATTATAAGATATATATTGATGTACCTAATTTAAAAATGCAAATTGTTCTTCCTCGGTTAACTTTGTCTTTCCATCATACTTATAAGCAAGTTTTTCTTCTAGTAAAACAGAAGCAATACTTCTCCCATCATTTATAAACACATTTGCTAGTAATCTACCATATTTATCAAAATCCCCACATTCTATGTTAATTATATAAACATCCTTGTCAAATATGTCAATAATTTGTTTATTTGTAATCCCCATGATTTCAATGATATTTTTAGGTGGAGATAATAATAATTCAAGTACTCTATACTTTGCTTTGAGTCCGAGTTCTTTTATTTTCTCATCTTTACTATGTGTTTCACATGTATCGATTCCACTAATTCGCGTGTAGAATTTATAATAACTATCAAATATTGGAATAATTAATGTTAAAGTATCACCGTCAACAACATTAACTATTCGAGCAGGTGTTTTTAATCCAGATAATGTAAAAAAAGGTGTCTTGTTGTTGAAATATTTAAAATTATCTAATTCGTTCATTTATTAAAGAAATTTTAAAATAATATTTTAATAAATAAAAAATGCCTCCTACATATAATCTGAACGAATCCGTCAAGGAGCTTTCAAAATACAGTACTTATTTTGTTTCTGGACACGGTGCAATTAATCCTGCTATTGATGATCTATTTATTTGTGTCCCTGAAAACATAATTCTTGTAATTATAAATAATAATTTTGATAGTTTTACTTTAGCTGATAAATCTGAAAAAAAATTTATTAGAAATATAGAAAAATATGGTGATGAATATTTACAAAAATCATTACTTGTTGAAAATTCAGATTTACCTGATTCTCATATTCTTAAAAATAAATGTATATACATGCCCGGTTCATGTGTACAAAATTTATCAATCGACCTGATGACGGATGGTAAATTAAATATTGGGATTTTTAAAGCATCAAATATAGAAAATACAACATTAGAAAGTAGCAAATCTTTATATAAAAAAACAAAAGATAAAATAGGGTCATTAACAGAACTTTTTAATAAATTGAAACGTGGTAAAAATAATAAGATAATTTATTTGAGTATTTGTACTTCTATATGGTTTAATAAAATATTTGATCCTGTTTTTCTAAACAAACTAAATATATATAATAATACAGATAAAGATATAATATCTTATGAATTCGTAACTGCATTGACAGAGTGTTCAAGAAATTGTTATTTATATTCTTTAGAAAAATTTACAAGTAAATTTACTACGTATGAATCACACGAAATAGAAAATTCACAATTAGTTGAAGAAACAAGTTATTCAGGAAGTGAGATTCAAAGACAACAACATGATTTATTTAATATTATTTCCAATAAACAAATTATGTTATATGTTGACAAATACTTTAGTAATGTTAGTAATCCAAGTTCTCCTAGAATGTTTAACTGGTTATTCGGAACAACAAAACCTTCACCATTGCCTTCACCATTGCCGTCGATAGAAGAAATGTCATCAGGTTCTCCGTCAAATATATATGATAAATCAGGGAGTGATGTTGAAAAATATTTGTTAAAATATACACCAAATACACCTACAAGTATGAATGACGTTAAGAAAAAAATAAAATTGTATAAAACTGTTATGACTAGGTTAAAAAAATATAGATTTAACGACGACTATACTTATCCGCAAATAAAAAGATATGTATGCAACAAAACAAATAAATGTCTTGAAAAATTTAATCGAAGGAAAAGGAATGAAAAATCTAGTAGTAGTAATAGAGCTCCACCTGTAAAAAAAAGAAAAGTTTAAAGAAATAAAAGAAAATATATAAATAATGTGTGGTATATTTTGTTTACTCAATAATAATCACTTATCAAAAAGTTTTATTAATAAACAATTTATAAAAGGTGTTGGTAGAGGTCCTGAATCTTCTATATTAAATGAAGATTTCCATGATAAGTGTATATTTGGTTTCCATAGACTTGCGATCAATGGTCTTAATAATATCTCAAACCAGCCTATTATAATCAATGATATTCTTTTAATTTGTAATGGGGAGATTTACAATTACAAGGAACTATATAAAATGATGAATACGATGAACATAACTGATTCTGATTGTGAGATTATTATTCATTTGTATAGAAAATATGGGATCGAACAAACTTTACAAATGATTGATGGTGTATTTTCTTTTATTTTATGCGATTTATCATTAAAAAAGTTATATGTTGCAAGGGATCCTTTTGGTGTTAGACCTTTATATGTATTAACAAATGATATTTACATAAATTTTGCTTCAGAATTAAAAATGTTGTCCGAATTTAAAGGTGATATTAAACATTTTACTCCTGGATCATATTCTATTTATGATTACAAAAATAATATTTGGAAATTATTTTTAGAAAATAAAATATATCATTCTACAAGTTTTCCATGTATTGGTAATGTAGAGAATGTATATCATAACATACAAAATTATCTTACTAATGCAGTTAAGAAAAGAGTTTTTGTATCAGATAGACCTATTGCATGTCTTTTATCAGGTGGTCTCGATAGTAGTTTAATTACTGCGTTGGTTAATGAATATTATCATAAATTACAAACTTTCAGTATTGGTATGCATGGTTCAGATGATCTAAAAAACGCTAGGATCGTCTCTGAATATCTTAACACTGAACATTACGAAATATTACTTACAGAAGATGATTTTTTCAATGCGATTCCAGAAGTTATAAAAGCAATTGAGAGTTATGACACAACTACTGTTCGTGCTTCTATAGGTAATTATCTCGTTGGTAAATATATATCTGAAAATAGTGAAGCTAAAGTCATTTTTAATGGTGATGGTTCAGATGAATTATGTGGTGGTTATTTATATATGCATTTAGTTCCAGATTCAGTAGAGTTTGATAAAGAATCTAGAAGATTGCTAAAGGATATACATTTATTTGATGTTTTAAGGTCAGATAAGTGTATCTCATCGCATGGTTTAGAACCAAGAACACCTTTTCTTGATAGATCATGGACACAATATTATTTAAGTATTGACCCTGATTTGAGAAATCATACTTTAAACAAAAATTGCGAGAAATTTTTACTTAGAAATGCTTTTTCTACAAAACATTTTAAAAATAAAAATAATAATGCACTACTTCCAGATTGTATTTTATATAGACGCAAGGAAGCTTTTTCAGATGCTGTGAGTCATATAGACCGTTCGTTATATAAAATTATTCAAGAAAAGGTAAAAGAAAAGTATAATATGTCTGAAACAGAATATTATAAATATCTCTTTAACAAATATTACCCTGATAGAGAAAATATTGTTCCATACTTCTGGAATCATCAATATGTTGTTTCGAACGATCCAAGCGCTAGAACATTAAACATTTACTATAAAAAATAATATATTCATGCATAATAAATTTTTAAGTATAAAAATATACTTAAAAATTTAGTAACATTTCATAATATACGCAAGAACGTAATATGGTGGAATATTATTATGTGTTTCGCTTCCACCAGTATTATTAAAAATCTGTCATTGCTTTTTTATTATTTTATTTTTTATATATTATTTTTATTCATAACTTTCTATAGGACATTCAAATTCCTTTAACTTCAAAATTCATTAAATTTTTCATCATCTTCACATTTGACTAAATATGTTCCTATTATTATAAAAATATTTAAAACTTTTTATTTAATTATAAATAAAAATATAATGGGTAATGTCATATCTTCTTGCGGTGGGAAACCTACACCATTATCTCAAGTTAAATTAACAAATACTATTTGTAAAGATAGTAGTATTACGAAGGAAATTACAATTTCACCTTCATTTAGAACTTTTTCAATTGTTGATCGTTCATTGTCAATGTATAACAGTTCATTGTATACTTTTGACAAACCGACTAATATAAAAAAAATAAATATAATATTTAAAAATAGTAAAGGTATATCAAATTTATATTCAAATTATTTTAATTGCACAATAGGAAATTATTTTTTGTACATAAAAAAGTTAAGTATAAGAAGATTAAATGGAACAGAAGAAATATTAAATTCTTATTTATTTAAAAATACAAAATGTAATTTTGATAACTTAACTTTATCAAATTCAAAGTACGGTGGTTCATCTTCTAGAAAAAGTATTGTAGTTAGTGCAAGTACAAATAATGAAGTTGAATTATATAATACAGGAATAACTCTATATAATGGTGATAGTATAATTTGTGATTTTAAAATTTCAAATAATAATAATACTTTTTCTATACAACAAGATATTAATTTCTATATAAGTTTTGTTTTTTATCTTTGACCCCTATTTTCGATTCTCTGGTTCTACATATTCAAGACCTACATGTTTAAATATATCTTCTTCTGTTTTTATATCTTTAACATATGGTTTAAAAGACCTTTCATTTAAACTTAATCCTAAACACAAACAATGATTTCTAAAAGATATATTGAATTCTTTTGGTCCTGTAAAATATAATTTCATAAATGGATATTCTTCTTGTGTATTTCTTATCAAATCTATTCTTCTATATTTACTATCTTCTTGATTATTTAATTTGCAAATAGCCAACATTTTCTTATCTCCTTCTGCAAGTATATATTTTATATATCCTGATTTTACTAGTCCTTCCGTATATTTCTTAAATTCCACCGAATTCATATTTAACATTACATCTATATCACCACTCGTTTCTTCTTTACGTCGGAAAGAACCTACAATCTCTCCCTTGTCTTTTGACAGATTTAATAATTTCTGATGCTTCTTCATTTCACTTCGTGGTATTCTTAATAATAAATCTTCATAACATAATAAACCTATTGTTTGTGCTTTTGTTAGTAATTTATTGATGACCTTAGATTTATTTCTAAGATCATCAATACTTTTAATATTATGTTCGTCGATTAAAGATTTAGCTTTTGATTCTCCAATTCCATATACATTTAATAAATTATTTTTTATATCATTGTCTATTGAATAACTTAAAGAATTATTAAAAATATCTTGTAATTTACTTTTTATTTTCGTCCCAACCCCTTCAATGTTCTCAACTTGTTTTAGAGATAGAATTGGTTCTTTGATTTTTTTTATATTTGATATAACTTTATCATAAGCTCGAACATGAAATATATTATCATTACTATTATTTTTTAATATAGTTAAAGTATTAATTATATTATCTTTGTAATCCATACTTTTTTATAATTAAAGAAATAATTTTATAAATATAAAATATGGAAATTAAAGATTTTGAAGTTTTACTAATACCGTATTCTGAACGTACGGATGTTGTTTCATTGCAATTTAAAATAAATGGACGTAATTTTATAAATTTTCCTTATTATGTTAAGGATATAGAAACCGAAATTTTAGATAAGTTTAGAAAAGCTATTGAAGGTAAGTCAACAACTATTAATTTATCTTTTGATGACAAATATTATGCTTTGTTACAGATAAATAAGCATAATTTCATATTTAATATATTAAACAGTATCCCTCAAGAAGATAATAAATTACCTTTGACACAAGAGTGTTATCATGTATTTGATAATAATACAGTATTTAGAAATGCGTTAAGAAACTTTGTAAGTAAATAAAAAAATATATTTTTATTTTTCTTTAAATAAAAATGGCTAATTACAGTTTTAAAGGTATGTCGCGTACATTGCAAACTAGTATTACAAGTACTAGGAATGCTTTATTAAATCATTTAAAAGTTAAAGGAGAATCAGAATTTGATGATAATGTTATATTAAAAAGTAATTTTTATGTTCGAAGTACTTTACTTCAATCAAAAAATATAACTACAGCTGATGGGTTTACTGTTGGTGGAATAGTAGATAAAGATATGGATAATCAAGATTATACAGAAGAATTCGATCCTAATGAATACCAATCTGATTTTTTCCCAGGTATGGCTGATTTTATTGAATCTAATATAGTTGCAGGAGATAAATCATCAGAAGATAGATTAATTGCTTCTTATTGGGATGATTTAGGTAATGATGTTTTTGATGATTGGGGGTATTTTTATTTATACGATGTAGAATCTGGAAAATATTATTTTCCTTTATTTAACCCACAAAATTTAGACGATGGTGCAATTACAACACAAACATTTAGTGCTTTTGGGAGAAATTTTACTATTAAGCATGGATGGACAGTTCAAGGTATTTTTAAATTTGATATATCTGTAAATGATAGTAAACTTTTTAGATTTGGCGCATACGGTAATATGGGTTCAGATGGTGATGAAGTTACAGATAATTTAACACAATCTTATTCTATAGGAAGTAATAATTTAACTTTATATTATCACTTTCATTCTGAAGACGGTGATAATACGGAAATATTATATTCTTATTTTATTCCTAAAAATATAAAAGAAAATGATTCAAAGACATATGATGCATATTATGATGAAGATGATATGTCAATTATTTCTAAAGAAGTTACAAATGGATTATTAGTTTATTTTTCTAAGAAAAACAATGTCAAAAACTGGGTTATTCATGATATTAATATTTCTTCTGGATCAAGTAGTAATAATTTTAGCGTCGATGAATCTGGTAATGTATATGTTGCCGGAAATGAATATGTTGCAGGGAATATTCTTTCCAATGGGACAAATCTTGGCAGACTTATATTGACTTCTTCAATACCTGATGAAGATTATTCAGCTAGTGCATCATCTCTTGTAAATGGGTATTTTACAAGTTCAAATTTGAGTGATGATAGATTATTTATTGTTCCTTCAGCAGTCGATATTATTTCTGTAATTCCTAATTGCTCTGTTAATACATGTTTTCGTTTCACACTCAATAATGTTCAAGAAGGGGATTATAATCGAACTTTAACAACGGTAGACCCTAGTGTTACTATTGATTCTTCTTGTCTAAATACACTTCTTGTTCGAAACTTGATATTTTCTTATATAGTTTTAATAACTAATATTACACCTGAAAGCGAATCAGCAGTGATTTTACAAGATTCTAGCGCTGAATTATTTTAAGTGAGAATTTATTATCAAAAGAATGATAATAAATTATTATACTAACTCGGAAATAGTTTTAGAAAATTTGCTACTATCCGTTTTCATTTCTTTTATATCATCAGCTGCGACTATTAATTTCTCATCGCAATATTCATCATCATTTTTTAAATCTTCATCATCATCCATATTTCTTAATTCAATATTATCTCTTTCATTATCATTTTCTTTTTGTAAAATCTGACTTTTTATATAGTACCATTGTTGGGTTTCTTTCTTCAACCCTTGTAGATGATTTTCCAATTTTTCGATTTCTTCTTTTCTTGAAATTATATGTTTTCTTAAGAATTTGAATCTATTTATTTTTGACCTTTTATCGTAATCTTCTTTCATCAACTCATTTACTTTTGCAGTTGCGATTGGTTCTATAAGATTTGCTAGATTTTTGCATTTTATATCTTTATTTATATTACCATTCGTATCTTTGTAGACAAACACATTTCTTGAAAAATCTGTACACGAAAACATCTTTGAACCATCGTCATTTTGTAGACAAGGTGCTACGAATCTACCTATCGATTTCTGCCCGTCATATAGATCAGATGGTTTAATATTATTTATCGCTATACTAAATCTGTCTTTTATCAGATTATCGTCGTATATACACAAATTGTAATTATTGTTTGTTGTTGACGTAGTTTTTGGTTGTTTTGCAATAGAAGTAAGAGTTTCATGATCTTTAGAATATATAGTGTTCTCTGCTTCTAGTTTCACGATGTATTTTTTCATATCACAAATCTCATTTAGTAATTCATTCTTTTCATCATTTATTTTCGTATTATCAGATTGTAATATTGTGTTTTCAAATTTAAGTTTTGTAATTTCTGATTTTAATTCATTAATAATAATTTCTGAATTATTTTCACTTTCTTTTAATTTTTTCATTTTACACGAATGTGTTTTTATATTAGTAAATTTTTTATTACAAAATGAACATATTGTTAATATTGAATTAATATTATCTATCTGTAATTCTAAACATTTTTTGTTATTTTTTTTATGATAATTTAAACTACTCAAAGTTTTAAGACTTTTTTTACAATAGTTGCACTCCATTTTTATATATGTGTGTTTATTTTTAAATATGATTTTAAAAATATTTTAAAATCTTAAATTTTTTTTAAAATATTTAAAAAAATTTTAAAATCCTCGATCTTTTTTATTGATAAATAATCGATTTTTAATATCAAAAACAAGTTAAAATAAAACAAAGAATTTTAAATAGAAACACACCTTAAGACAAAATCAACACATTTTTATGTGTGTGTTTTTTATTTTTTTGTAGATACAATAATTTAAAAAAGTTTTTAAAACTTTAAAAAAAATAATTTATAAAACTTTAAAAAAATCTCTAAGAATTCTCAATCTCTAAGAATTCTCGATCTCTTATAATTCTCAATCTCTAAGAATTCTCGATCTCTTATAATTCTCAATCTCTTATAATTCTCGATCTCTAAGAATTCTCAATCTCTTAGAATTCTCGATCTCTAAGAATTCTCGATCTCTAAGAATTCTCGATCTCTTATTTTTTAAAGATCGAGGATTTTAAAAAAAATTTAAGATTTTAAAAAAATTTTAAAATCCTCGTTCTTTTTTTGGTTTTTTTTACGATGAATAATTGATTTTTAAGAACAAAAACAAGTTAAAATAAAACAAAGAATTTTAAATAGAAATACACCTTAAGATAAAATCATCAAATTTTTATGTGTGTGTTTTTTATTTTTTTAAGACTTAAGAATTTTTAAAAAGTTTTTAAAACTTTAAAACTTTTTTATAAATTCTTAAAAGTTTTTAAAAATTCTAAAAATAATTCTCCATCTTTGTAATTCTCGATCTCTAAGAAATCTCGATCTCTTATTTTTAAAAGATCGAGGTTTTAATTTTTTTAAAATTGTAAATCTTCTAACTTTTATTATCAAACAACAATTATAGGTCGATTTCAATTTCAAAATCTAAATTTCAATTTCAAAATCTAGATTTTAATTTCAAAATTATTAAAATAAGAACCATGAATACAAGTCGATTTCAAAACTGAAATCTAGATTTCAAAACTGAGATATTCTCGAAGTTTTTTTAGAAATTTTAAGAACAAAAATGCCTTTGGATTTGATTTTAGAAATTAAACACAAACAACCTTAAAATGAAAAAATGGATATTTTATGTGTGTGTTTTTTATTTTTTTAATTTAAAAACTTTTTTAAAACTTTAAAACTTTTTAAAAATAATTTATAAATTCTAAAACTTTTTATAAATTCTAAAAATAATTCTAAGAAATCTTGTTCTTTGTAAATCTCGATCTCTTAAATTCTTGATCTCTTATATTTCTCGATCTCTTATATTTCTTGATCTCTTACATTTCTTGATCTCTAAGAATTCTAGATCTCTTAAATTCTTGATCTCTTATATTTCTCGATCTCTTACCTTTAAGAATCCTCGATCTTTAAGAATCCTCGATCTTTAAGAATCCTCGATCTTT